CCCTTTCGTCAACGCGAAGTGTGATTTCGGCCATGGCTAAACGACTCCCGATCAATTCCCAGGCGAAAGCAGTCGAAGTCCTGGCTAAAGCCGCCCGGCCCATCGTGATTCCGGCCCATGTTCCGCTCGAACAGACGGATCTACCGTTCTGGAACTCGGTGATCGCTGAGTTCGCCCGGTCCGAATGGACAGACCACCAACTCGAGCTTGCAGCCATGTTGGCGCGGACGATGGCGGATCTCGAGCGGGAACAGGTCGAACTGCGGGCCGAGGGGTCGATCTGCTACACCGACAAAGGGACGCCGGTCGTCAATCCACGCAAGGCCGTCATACAGATGCACGCGGGGACGATCCTGTCGTTCCGCCGGTCCTTGAGCCTGCACGCCCGGGCGCAAGGCGGCGAGGCTGAGAAGGTCGGCCCGCGCCGGGCGGCGACGAAAGCGATCGAGGCGGCGGCCGAGACGGGGGACGATGACCTGATCCCGCGGGGTCCGCGCCTGGTGTCCTGATCGTGGCGCGGTCGATGACCCGCGGCGAGCGGGTGATCGCGTTCGTCGAGCGTTATTGCGTCGTTCCGGAAGGGGCGCACGTCGGCAAGCCGATGAAGCTCGCCACGTTCCAGAAAAAGTTTATCAAAGCGGTCTATGACAACCGCGCGGGCACTCGTCGGGCGTATCTGAGCATCGCCCGGAAGAACGGCAAGACGGGCTTGATAGCGGGGATCGTTCTGGCGCATCTTGTCGGGCCAGAGGCGCAGACGAATAGCCAGATCGTGTCGGGGGCCCGGTCACGCGACCAGGCCGGCCTGGTGTTCAACCTGGCGTCGAAGATGGTCGCCCTGTCGCCGACCCTGTCCGGCCTGGTCCGGATCGTCCCGTCAGGGAAGCGGTTGATCGGGTTGCCGCAGAATGTCGAATACCGGGCCCTGGCCGCCGACGGGACGACGGCCCACGGCCTGTCGCCGATCCTGGCGATCCTCGACGAGGTCGGCCAGGTCAAGGGCCCGCAGGACGATTTCGTCGATGCGATCACCACGTCGCAGGGGGCGCACGACGCGCCCCTGCTGATTGCGATCTCGACCCAGGCGGCGAACGATGCCGACCTGTTCTCGATCTGGATCGACGACGCGAAGTCGAGCCGGGATATGCGGATCGTCTCGCACATCTACGAGGCGCCGGCCGATTGCGAGCTTGACGACCGGAAGGGGTGGAAGGCGGCGAACCCTGCGCTCGGATTGTTCCGGTCGCTGGAAGACGTCCGCGAACAAGCGGCCCAGGCAAAGCGGATGCCGTCGGCCGAGAACACGTTCCGTAATCTGGTCCTTAATCAACGGGTGACGACGACATCCCCGTTCGTCTCGGCCGAGGTCTGGAAGTCCTGCGCGGGGCCGGTCGACGACGAGGTGTTCTACCGGAACCCGGTCTATGCGGGGCTCGACCTGTCGGCCCGCACGGACCTGACGGCCCTCGTCCTGATCTGCCAGGAGGACGGAGTCTGGCACGTCCGGCCGTACTTCTGGACGCCCGAGCAGGGGCTGACCGACCGGAGCAAGCGCGACCGGGCCCCCTACGACGTCTGGGCCCGAGCCGGTCACCTGATGACGACGCCCGGGGCCACGGTCGATTATGAGTTCGTCGCGGCCGACATCGCGGAGATCACGCAACGGATGGCCGTGGCGTCGATCGGCTACGACCGCTGGCGATTCGATCTGCTCAAGCGCGAGCTAGACACGATCGGGGTCGACCTTCCACTGGCGCCAGTGGGGCAGGGATTCAAGGACATGAGCCCGGCCCTCGACTCGCTCGAGGCGGAACTGTTGAACGGTCGCCTCGCGCATGGATTGCACCCGGTCCTGACCATGTGCGCCGCCAATGCGGTGACGGCCCGGGACCCGGCGGGCAACCGCAAGCTGGACAAACACAAGGCGACGGGCCGCATCGACGGCATGGTCGCCCTGGCGATGGCATTCGGAGTGGCGTCCCTGGCGCCCGAGACGACCACTATCGAAACAGGATTCGTGAATATATGACGATTCGAGACACGCTTATTCGGTGGCTCGGCGGGGAACGGCCGCGCAATGCGACCTACTCGACCGAGGTCCTCGAGTCGTTCGGGGTGGTGTCGCCGTCGGCGGCCGGCGTCGACGTCAATTCCACGTCGGCGATGCGGGTGTCGGCCGTCTATGCTTGCGTCCAGCGGATCGCCGGCGCCATCGCGTCGCTGCCCCTGCACATCTACGAACGTACCTCGGATGGCCGCCGCCGGGTCGAGGACGCGCCTCTCTGGTGGCTATTGAACGAGACGCCGACCGGTCGGTACACGGCCGCGTCGCATTGGGAATCGAAGGCGGGCGACGTCCTGCTGCGCGGCGATGGGTTCACGTTCATCGGCCGCGACCGGATGGGGAACATAAAGGAGTTGATCCCCCTCCCGTTCTCGGCCGTCGAGGTCGTCCGCGACTTGACCCAGATCGGCGGGTCGTTGAAATACTACGTCAACGACGTCAGTCGGTTCGGGGTGGATGCCTCGGACATGCTGCATTTCGCCGGGCTCGGGTTCAACGGTTTCCGGTCGATGTCGGTTATCCAGTGGGCAGCGCGAAACGCCGTCGGCGCCGCGATGGCGATGGACGAATACGCGGGCAAGTTCTTCGCGAACGGGGCGCACCCGTCGATGGTCCTGCAAACGGACCACAAGATGGGACCGGAGAATATCGCCAAGCTGCAACAGGCATTCGCGACGAAGTACGCGGGCGTCGACAACGCGCACCGAATCCCCTTGGTGCTGACCGAGGGCCTCAAGGCCGAGGCCCTGAGTCTGACGGCCGAGGACGCGCAACTGCTCGAGGCGCGTCGGTTCCAGGTGGTCGATATCGCCCGGGCGTTCGGGGTGCCCCCGCACATGATCGGCGAGACGACTGCGGCGACGTCCTGGGGGTCTGGTATCGAGTCCATGAACCGCGGATTCGTCACATACACCCTGCAACCGCACCTCGTCCGGATCGAGCAGGAGATCAATCGGAAACTGTGGCCGCAGCGGCTGAAATACTTCGTCGAGTTCGATCGCGACGCGATGCTCGAGGGGGATTCGGCCGCCCAGGCGAACTACTTCCGGGCGGCCCTGGGCGGCCCGGGCGCCGGTTGCGGCTGGATGACGGTCGACGAGGTTCGCAAGGTCAAGAAGCTGGGCCCCCTCGGCGGGGACGCCGCGGAGATCTTCGATCCTCGCGATGTCGAGCCGCCCGAGACGGAAGATCCGGCGACAGAAGATCCGGCCGAACCACCCGAGGCCCCGGAGCCTACGCCGACCGAGTCGGCAATGGCATCAATGGCCGCGTCGATGGCTGCGCTTGCCGCCCGCGAACCGGCGGCGCCGGGCGGCTAGCCGCGTCGTGGTGACGATGTCCGCGCAAGAGGCGCCGGACGAGGTTCGTATGGTCGGGGTCGTGGATCGCTACGCCGCGGCCCGGGCCGAGGATGAATTCTGGCTACTAGCCGCATGAGGTTCGACACATGAAAAAGCTGATGCAACTGTTCCGGGCGAACGCGCAAACCGCCCCGCGGACCCCGATCTCGGCCCAGGTCGAAGGGGGCGACGCGACCCTGTACGTCTACGACATCATCGACGCTGATTGGGGCATCAGTGCCGCGGAGGTGTCGCGGGCGATTGCCGGCCTCGACGCCGGCGCGACCCTCCATCTGCGGATCAATTCGCCCGGTGGCGACGTGTTCGAGGCCCGGGCGATTGCGTCGGCCCTGCGCGGATTCGGCGGGAAGGTCGTCGCGCATATCGACGGCCTCGCGGCCAGCGCGGCGACGACGATCGCCGTGGCCGCCGACGAGGTCGAGATCGCCGACGGGTCGTTTTTTATGATCCACAACGCGTGGACGTTCGCGATGGGCGATAAGTCGGCCATGACCGAGACGGCCGCCCTGCTCGACAAGATCGACGGCGCCATCTGCGCGGACTACTGCAAACGGACGAGCAAGGCCGAGGCCGACGTCGTCGCCTGGATGAACGCCGAAACGTGGTTCACGGCCCAGGAAGCGGTCGACAACGGATTTGCCGACCGTCTCGCCCCGGAGGCGAAGACGCGCAACGCAACGCGGCAGTGGAACCTGTCCGCCTATGACAACGCTCCGGAGCAACCCGCTCCCGAGCCCGACTACGCGGCGCAACGCGACCGGAACGCCCGGCGGCTGCGTCTGCTGAGAATTGATTAACGCGACTCGCGCTAATCGAGCGGCGCCTCCGGGCGCCTTTTTTACGCCCATTTTCCAAGGAGATACTCATGGGTACTTTGCAAAATTTGCGCGAGCAAAAACAGGACCTCGCGAAGCAGGCTAACCACATCCTCGCCGAGAAGGGCGACCAGATCTGGACCCTCGACGACCAGAAGACCTACGACGGTCTGATGGATCAACTCGAGCGGGTCGATACCCAGATCAAGGCGCATCAACGCGCCCTGGATCTCGAGGCCGATCGGCATTTCGAGAACGCCGGCAACCTGCCGGCCGGCAAGGTGGCGGACGAAATGGGCGTTATGGCCGCCGTCGCCCTGTACCTGCGGAACGGCTCGAACGTGACCCCCGACCAGGCCCTGGCGATTCGCAACGCGATGTCCACCACCACGTCGGCGGAAGGCGGCTACACCGTCCCGAGCGAGGT